CCTGTACTAAATTGTTTGGACGACATTCTCCCATGTGGAAAGAATATCTTGCGTTGGCTTCACCCTCTGCTAAACCAGCACCAGTCGATCCAGTATTTCTCATCAATTCACCGGATTTCTCTTGTTCGCCAGACCCAGAAGGACTAACATCAATCGACCAATAGCTTGCGCTTATTACATATCCTAATGAATTTGTTAAAACATTTTCTATTCTGTCTTCTAAGTTGTTGTTTCTCCAAAAAGAAAGGTAATTTTCTCTGTTTCTTGCAATATCGCGATATTCATTTTCTTCTCTTGGATATACTCTTTCAGAATAAACAATGGTATCGAATTTGCGACTTAGTTTATAAAAATCGCTTTCCTCAAAATCTTTTCCTGGTACATTGAAATCAGCATTTTTATCTAAATATTTATCTAATGTTTGATCATAAACATTTGCAAAATAATCAAATTCGTTAGCAAAAGTATATCTCAAAGTACCTGTCTGTTGATCAACATACTGATTAATTGCTTTATACTTGGAGGTCACTGGTGCCTGTGTAATGCTTACTTCTCGACCATTTTTATTTAGTTGACTTCTCCCCTCGTTCCAAACATCATATTCGTTTTTATAAATATTTTTTCTTCTAAACTCTCTGCCAACTCGGTGTTCGCCGTGTCTTATTTGTTTAAATGTTGGATGCTGATAAGGACCATTATTACTCAACAACAAGCCATTTAATAAGTAAGAAGCCGTTGTAGCATCAAATGTTGGTAAATTGTAATAGTCGCCAGCACTGGTAGATGCTGTTGTAAATAAGTTTTGATCTAAATCAATCTTTCCTACAATAACATAGTTCGTACCATTAAATGCCACTGAAACTGGCACACCACTTCCAACCCCATATTCTATATGGCTCTTTCCAACCGTTCTAATATTATCCGAATATTGATAACCATAAATTGGCGAATAATCGCTTGATGAAATATTATAGTCAAAATCGCTTTGATTCTGACCATAATATGGATTTGGGCCTGATGCGGTTAATAATCCATCGGTTGAGTTAAGTGTTGCGGAATTTGGATATCCAGTCTTCCTTGCGATCCACGAACTTGCAACCCAGGCATATTGTACGTCAGTTCTTGGGATTGCATAGGAAACATAAGAGTTATCCCATACTGGTTCGGGAGTTTCAAACGAAGCAGATAACTTATATATACCGTTTCTTTGTTCTTTGTAGAAAGAAGCAGTTGGTTGCAACAACACAGAATCATATCCACCTGAAAGCATATGTCTGGTTAATAAGGAATTGTTTTCCAACCTTACAATTAAGTTTCTATAATTTAGGTTGTTATAAATTGAATATTCTGCCGATTCAACGTCTAAATAGGCATATGAATTTACTTCTGGACCACCGGGGGCACTAAATCTATTAACGATAACAAACTCATTACTTCCGGTCGTATCTCTGTTTAAAATTTGAAAGTCTTTAAAGAAAAATACACCAGCATCGTCATATGAAATATTGCTTGTATCATTTATTGTCCCAGTATAACCGTCAGATTTTACATAGTAGCGGTTGTTGATTATTCTACCGCCCGTTTCTACGATTTCATAATCATAAAAATAATTTGACCCTTCAACATTTTTAATCATTACGGGATTTTTACCCGCAAAATCTCTTAGATAAGCACCATATGGCTTATTTGTTGAAAAAGTTGGAGTGCCACCATCATTAAAAAATCTTGGATTGTTTAGGTGTAGTGTTGTTGAATTTATTGGTATTAAGCTATAACCCTCTTTTCTAACAACGGAACTTGTAATAAACAGATTTCCATGACGATATTGCCACCCACCGACTCTTTCTTCTGTGTATGGCCCTTGAAGAGTTGAACCTTCTACAACATAATCTCTATGGGCTGATTCAATTTTTACTTCTAATCCTTCATCAAACAACTCTTGTTGGTAGGGAGCGACAACCTCAGAAGCACTTAAAACATCAAAAGGTAAATAATTTTGTCCAGCAACTATTTCATTGTGAGCTAAATCAGTGATTCTTGTTGGAGTTCTCTTGTTGTTATTATAAGTTTCATCAATTGCATCATCATAATCGTAATATGGTTGTCCCTTATTGTTGATTTTAGATTCAAGAACTTCAATCTCCAAACCATCAGAAGTATAGCTTGTACCTCCCAAGAAAGAAGATGGGAAATAATTTTTAACATTTTCGCCAGCAAAGCCAACATCTGTGCCAATAGCTCTTTGTGCGTTTGCTATCAACTCAACTGGTGTTATCAAACTTGCAGATGCTATTTGCGCTGAATTGATTTGATTTGCTATTCTTGTTCTATCTGATGCATCAACACCAGTGGATAGTATTCTATTTGGACCACGCTCTGCTCTTAATCTCCACCACAGTGGATTATTTTCTTGATCATTGGCGTTGATTGTTGTCGTTTGTGGAGCGGTTATTTCACCAACTTCAATTCTTGCTCTCTCATCTTCTTTGAAACGATCTGGTCTTAGACCTTTTCTTTCCCTAATTCTTTTTGATCCTCTTACAACACCATTTACGATATTATTTGCAAGTGATGGATTAATAATCGGTATTATTGAGGAAAAATTGGTTGGAAATATTGTAGGTGGTATGTATCCTTCCCACTGAAGGTCGTTTGGAACTGTTGGAATCGTTTTATCATCACCATTAATACTATCGTCTTTATTATATTCTTTTAATCCAAAATATTTTCTTTGATATTTGCTTCTTTCAAGAATATGGTTTTCTACAATATTTCTAACTTTTTCAGATGTTCTTGCCGAAGCAGGAATCAAATTAGAAATAACGCTATCTAATGCACCGTCTAACCACTTGTATAAATTAACAAATTTATCCAAATCTGGTTCATTTTCTATATTTTCAAAAAATAAAGATCTAAGTTTCTTTAAATCTTTATATTCTGTTCTGTAAAGATTGACTGGTTCTCCAATCAGATTATTGAAATCTTCAATTGAAGCAAAGAATCCTAATACATTTCTTGAAATTGTATCGTATAAGCTTGTCTCAACCGCAAAGTAATATTTGCTTGGTCGGCTTTCCCTGGTGAAAAGGGTGTCGTCGCCCTCTCTAATCTCCACCAAATTCGAGCTATAAAGGTTCTCAGGTAGCTGCTGTTGCGCCGAATCCACGAAAAGGAAGTCGGATACCTCTGTTGAGTTTGCGGAGAACCCAGAGCCTTTACCGGAGTAATTTGGACCGACAAGTTTTGAGTATTCACCAGCAGAAAAACGATTGTCGATGCTCGTACTCGATCCAGAAGTAATATCTTTTACAATGAATTCACCGCTTGAATCAGACCCAGTGACGTTTTCAAAGTCCCAGTGAAGAGCAAGCGATTTAATCTTTGGAATATAGTTTTGTTTTTCTGTACCTTCATAAACAAAAGAATTCTGATATGGATTCAAACGACCATAAACGCTAACATCTCTGGCGTGGTTTTGTAGTTCGGTATTGGTCAGATAATCAAACCAAACTCTGGTTGAGATTACTCTTGCGTTTGAGTAATAATTTAATGAACCTGTAATATTTTCTTTATCTGCGCCAACATAAACTCTCTTGTTTGACCCTGTTATAAATTGACCAATATCATCTACAAGATCCACCTCCGCCGAAGCTGAGAATTCGTGCAATTTGTATCCGGCAACATAATTCACACCATAAAATTCAAGGTCAAAAACATCAGATGCTGTTATTTCAGAAGCAAATGGGTATTCCCTTGCTTTTGTTCTAACTGCAAATGTCCAAGTTGAGTTATCATTAACATCCTCATAGAAAGAAGAAGTTAAAGTTCCAACAGAGGCAATATTTGTTTGTAATACAAATTGAGTTTTATCAATAGAATTTGTATCAGCATATACCTTAAAGTATAAATCGCCAGCAGGAATAGTTGTCTGAGTTGTATCAGAACTGGCACTATGCACACCAAAAATTGAACAGCGGTCTAATTTTTCTAAATAAGTTCCTGGAAAACTAATTTGTTTTGGAAATTGGACTTGTGCTTCAAATGTAAGAGGGATATATTCGTTTGATGAAGATGGGATATAGCCGCTGTCTCCGGTTTCTGATACAGACTTTGCTGGGTCGGCAAATTGAAAAACAACGCCCGATCTGCTTTGTGAATCATTGAATCCAGATAAATCAATTACATTTCTTTTTACTTGTGATGTTTCATAGTTTTCTTTAATCTCGTAAAGTTCATTATCAGAATACATGTTCAAACGAACTAACTCGTTATCAACTCCAAAACACCTAAAAAGATTTCTAAATGAATTTTCGGTCCCTTTTGTTTTATTAATAAAGTTTAAGTTGTTGAATATGTTTTGAAAAATAAGATTTTTTAGATTAAAAAGTTTATCTTCATATAATCTCTGCTCGTCCTTAAAGTAAATTTCTTCAATTACGCCCGTATCAATAAAAATGTCTGGTATATCAAATCCATAAGAAATTAAATTTCTTTTTGAATATGGGTTTGGTTTAGCGTATGATCCACTAACATAAGATCCGTCTTGTAGTTGAGCGATAGCAGTAATTTGAGCGTGTAGTGTGTCCAAATAACTGGACATAACTTGAATTAATTTTCTAAGTAATAAACCGTTAGCAGCATCGTCGTCTTTAATCCACTGTGGGATCATATCGTACATACTGTTCATATTTTCTGCATCATATGCAGAACCAGATACTATCTTGTCTTCTTTGTATGAAACAACGTCTGGGTGGGTTGAATAAATAATTGGATTGCCAGACTCTGTTGCAACACCAGAGTCAGTTATAGCGGAACCTGTCTCTCTTGAATTACTTGAATATCCAACCCACACACCATTGGTTAAGCGACCTGAATAATCAAGCACAACCGAATCTAATTCCGAATCTCCGGTAATACCTTCATTAAATTTATAATAAAGCGATAATTTTAATGGGCTTTCGTCGCTTACCTTGACGTTATCAGTGTTGCCGCCGCCGCCGACATCGTAAAAATAATTAACGCCAATTTCTTTGGCATCTCTTTGCTCTTTCCAAAGACGAACTTCATCTAAATAGCCAAGGAGCTTACCATCGCCAAGGTAATTACTAAGGGATGATGCTGCAATTGTAGCATCCAAAGTGCCTGTTAAATAAAGCGCTGGGCTTGCTTTTGTTATAAATTTCTTTTCTTTAAAACGCCCATCTACATATAATTCACTACCATATCCATTAGAACTGGTAAAGAAAGTTAGTGCATAGTGATGCCAAGTTGAATCGGCCAAAGTAGCCAAGCCAGTATCATATCCAAAAACAAACTCTTCAAGAAATGTATTTGTTTTAGAAAAAGATGCTGTTAGTGCTGATGTGATATTTACATCTGTGACTATCTGAAATAAATCATCCTCTGTATTGCTGACAGAAAAGATTGTTTCGTTTTCCGTGTCTAAAACGTTTGGAAAACTATCTTTCTTTAACCAAAATTCAACTGTGACACCGTTTGTAAAATCTAATTGGACACTTCCAACTTGACCAGACCCAGTGCTATAAACCAATTCATTTGAATAATTGTCTGTTAAGATATAATGGGGCGTATTACTTTCGCCAAAACCAAAATTTGTTGGTCCAACTGTAATTGGGTTTATTGCTTGATTATATGTGTTGTCGCTAAAATTAGCATATCCAGTCGCTTTTGGATAATTGTTTTCCAATTCGTGTTTTTGAATTGCTACTAAATTATTTTTATATCTTAGCCTTTCAGCAAGAGAACCATCATATGGATATGACTGTACAACACTATCCACCAAGTCAGAATAATAATCTCTCGCAGATCCATATTTTACAAAGTTGGCTGGATCGGAAAAATCCAATTCAGGTAAAAATTGTAATTTTTCGTTTGTATATTGTTTAACGTATTCGACAGACTCAACATTATTTGAGAGATCTTGAATTGTTAATTTTTCTTGACCTCTTATGCTGGTTTCTTGTGATTTTTGTTTATTAAAAAAACTTTTTGTACCCATTACTTATAATTATTCCCTTCTGAAAATAGTTTAACCAGGAAGGTCATTTTCATCAATTATACGAAATTTAAATTTATCTTTTAATTCTGTATATTTACCAGCATCATTTATCATAAAACTAATTTGGTATGAAAAATCTGGCTCAAAAATGCTCATATCTAAATCAAAATAATTTCCAGCGGAATCATAGGAAAGTTGGGTATATCCAGCATCACCAGAACCAGTTCCGTAATTTATAACAATCTCCTCATCTACAACTCTTGAAACCTTATAATACATTTTTTCCATTATAGTTGGTTGAACGGCAGTTGATGCAACTGTATAAACAGTAGCTAAAAAGTTTTTGTTTTGAACAAATACTCTAAAATTGACTACATCGCTTGAACCATATTGGCTTTGAAGGTTCGTGATATTTGCCTTATATGAATTTATTGGATATGGTGTTTGTGTGTCAAATGTATTAACTGTTATAGAAGAAGCAGTCAAATATTCAATAGTTGGTACTGGTGGATCAACTGAACTGCTGTGCCAAACTGGGTATATTTCAGTAATTCCAGAACTTGTATAAGCAAATGAAGCCGAATAAATGCCTGTTGCTATTTTACTTCCAGTAACATTGTAATCGTTATTTGCAACTACTCCACCACCAACAGGGAGTGTTATTTTGTCTCCCGATGGGACAGAGTTGGAACCAGTATAAATACTTAAATATATTTTATTTTCTGCTCCCAAACCTGGTATATCTTGTAATTGACCTCTAACATAATTGTATAGATAAAGAGTGTTCAAATTATCAGCAGCGGGAACCCTTGAAGAACTCAAATAAAAGTTTGATGAATCATCAAATCTTGAATCGTTCCAGCGGGCCTCAATTACTGGTCTTTTTAGGAAATACTGGCTGTCCCTGGCAAAAAATTTCTTTGTATAATAAGACGTTTTTTCATTCTCTAATGATGGTTGCAAATATACTCCGAATCCATAACTAGCAGTATTACCATTAATCCACTCTTCAACTTGCTGAGAAACATCAATCTCTAAGTCCTCTAGCCCTGTTGAAAAAACTTGAGAATAAACTGTGGTTTGGCTACCTGTGCTAAAAGTGCCTCCTTCATCCAACCAATATTGTGCAGTATTGACCGCGTTTGCTACTCCATTTCCCGCAAAATCTGTTGTAGAAAAGTTAGAGGTTTCAAGCCCTGTGCCAGTGCCATTGTGAGAGTTGGCAGACCTGTCTTGAATTGTTGATGTAGTATCTGGAGTTAAGACACTATCAATTTCTATTCTCCACCAAGCAACCAACTTGCTGGTAGTGTCCTCTGTATATGTTGTAGTTTTTATTAAATTATTTGGAACACCTTCGTTGTATAGTTCTGTAACTTGTGCCGAATCTAATTCTTTATCCCACACTGAAATTTCATCTAATTTACCATCAAAATAATCTGATAAATTAGGTTCTGCGCCGATTCTTACTGGTGTTGTAGTATTGACCATGGAAACGTAAGAGGCGTTGTTTGAAGCAGTTGCTGTCTTTGAAGCACCATCAACATAAAACTTGATCCCATCGGCAGCAGTAGCGCCGCCGCGACCATCATATGTCACCATTACATGGTACCATTCTCCGGTTGAAATTATACTACCATCAGTTCTTGAACTTATTGTAGCAGAATTTGCCTTATCGTAAACCAATAAACTTAAAGCTCCTGATGGAGAACTGTTGCCCCTGACATAAAAATACCACTCTAGGTTAGTTCCCGAGCCATCCCATTTTACAACAATTGGTCTATCATCTGCAAGACTATCAACTTTTATCCAAGCACTAATAGAGAAAGGTTTGTCTACACCAGAATCGGCAAAAGTAAAGTCATCAGAATCTGCGACAGTTACATACTCATCAGAACCATTTAGTTCTAAAGAACACTGACTAAATGAGCCTGACTTGCGTGTAAGCCAAGTTGAACCTTTTCCACCGCTTCCAATTCCAGGATCGCTATAATCTTCCATATCTAAACCGTTGCCTTCGTCCCAGGATTGTGAAATCGCTGCAACAGTTAAGGTAAAATTGGTTGGTGTCGTTGATGAGTGTTCTGCGTTAAACATACGAAGATAAAAATCAACTGAACCGGAAGCTGGAATATTCTTTGCAACCCTTGCTGAATTAATTGCATCAATATCAAAGTCTATTAGAATTCTTGATAATTCACTTGACGAAGTAGAAGCCTGACCATAGATACTAAAAACTTCAACAATATCGGAAGCGCCCATATTCGAACCAATTCCGCGAGTGGTTAGGTTAGCCTTATAGGCATTAGTGATTGTATTGTCTTTCGTTGCTTTAAATCTTCTGACTGCCATTATACTACCACTCCAATGATATTCTCATCTGGGTTCTTTAATTCAAGAACAATATTCTCAGGTATAACTATAAATCTTCCGTCTGCTGTTGTTGCGGCATCAATGTCAAAGAATGCATTACTATAATCTACGCCAAATTTTTGTACTATCTCAACGTCTTGTGTATCAACAACCTGATCTAAATCGTTCAATGTCTTGTAAATATCGGAGATATAAAATGGGGTGCCAAATAAAAGTTTGGTCGAATAAAGTTGTTTTAGAGCATCGTTGCAAGATTGCAGAACTTCTGTCTGATTATACTCTAACGAACCTAAGACCTTATATCTTATTGAAAAATTAACAATTTGCCCATCCAAAACATCGATTGTGTCATTAATCATCTTATATTGATTAATCCAAACCTTCAGGTTTTCTTTTATAGTTGATGTCGCAGTAGTTAAATTCCCATCGATGTTTTCAGAAACAACATATAAGTTTAGATTTCTTTTAAATGAGTCTTTATCTTGCGTGATATTAGCCCTCTTAACTGAACCAAATTTAGTTGGCATCCTATAAATCAAACTAATATAATCTTGTTGCGTGACGGCTCTATTCTGTGAAGAAAAAGCATCCAGAGTCCTGATTCTTATTTCCTCTGGATTTAACTTATCAACAGACCCCAATATGGCTTCTTCATTTTCAACATCTAAGCTATCTTTTATAAAGGTCATATTTTCTGATGAAACAGTATCTGTATTTGGGAAAGATAGAATAGCATCTGTAATTGAATTAACTGCGGATACTGGGAGATTAACTGACTCATTTGTGTTTCTTTTAATCGTCACAGATAATTGACCAGTGGGAGGCACAACACCAAACTTATCGTTCTTTAACAATACAGAAGGGTCGAAACTATCGTTGGAATAATAGTTTTTTCCGTAGATTTGTAAAGCGGCGGCTGATGGGTCTGGAAAATCGTTTTCTTTAATGCTGTTCTCTGAGCCATAACCAAATTGAAGATATACGGAATCTTCCTCATCAACAGAAACTATAAATCTTCTTGGGGCAATTTTTTCTCTTAAAATATAAGGAGCGTCCTCGGTGTCGTTGATGCTTGGATTTCTAACTGGAATTAAGGCAATATTGTGAGATAAATAAGGGACTTCATAATATTCATTTCCTTCGCTATCAACAACAGAGAGAATTTCAGTCACATTTTTTGCGGTTAATTGTAGTTTTAGGAATTTCTCATAAGCTCCGATTGTAAGAATTTCAGTTTCTATTATACCCGTGACGACATCTCCATATGCCTTATAAGCAAACGATGTTGGTATTCCATCAGCGTCCGTTGCGGCAACAACAACCTCAGAATCTGATTTGTTAAAATTTACATCAGAGGTCAATATCAAAGCAACACCAGAATCGGAATTAAGAGTGCTGCCTTCCTTCATTATTGGAACTAAGCTGCTATTTGGGGTGCCATCTGGATTGGCTGGTACTTGCACATAAAAAGCACATTTTCCTGTGGCTGAATATTGAAGAGGTCTTTTATATCCAAATTGTTTAGATAGTTTTAAAAGGTTTTTTGTTTCTATCGCCGTATCTAAAAATGATTCATTTGATTGATAATCAATATAAAAAGAAAGCATATCTCCGACATATGCTACTGTATCAAGCATCATAGAACCAAAAGAAGCTGCGTTAAAATCCTTGTATGTGTCAGGATAATAGGTTTTCGCGTAATTGACCAGTTGATCTTTAATGGAATCAAATTCTCTGCTTGTATATCGAACTGGTTTATTTTTCTTGGTTGTCATATCCTATTATTCCTAAGCAAAATCAGAATTTCCTTTTACATCTAACGATAAAACATCAGATATTGATAAAGAAGGAATAGCGTATTGTACGCTAAAATAAGCAGTATTTTCCTCTATTCTTCCCTTAACATCCACTATTTGTATAAAAGGCATATACTTCTCTACCTGAATAAATAGTCGCTCTTTTAAATCTTCAATTACGTCGGGGGTGGCGTTCTCAAATAAAACGGCACCAAGTCCAACACCAAAGTTGGAATCCATTATTTTTTCTCCTGGTATTGTGAAGATTAAATTTTTAAGATTTTGCTTAGTATTCTCGACTAAATCCTTTGTTAAAAGATAAGGACCATCTGATTTAGGATAAGCGAAAGGTAGTTTTACTGATATTCCTGTTGCCATTTATACAACCTCAATAGAATCTATTACAGTAATTAGGTTTTTATCAATGTTATCGTCAATTTTTTTAGCCTCTGTTTGCAAAGTTTTATTGTCGGTAAATTGATTTTGATCTGCAATAGCCTTTGAGTATAGATCATCATTTTGAGTAGCAATATCAAGAGACCCATCGTTAAAATTTGAAATACAATAATTAACAACTGTTTGTTGTTTAAAAAGATTATTCAATACTTCGTCGTAGTATTTACCAATAATTTTTTCATCGACCACAAAAACATCTATAAATTTATAGTTGGTTTGCTCTTTAACAATATTATATATTTGTGTTAGCTCATCCGTGGCTGATACTTCATATTCTCCGATTGGGTATCCGCTGGATGGTACTTTTTGTAAAAATCTTTCATTATCATTGTTATATGAATAGTAATCAATATTGTTTTCTTTATTTTTGACCACTTCACTTACAAATTCATACAAAAATGTTTTATTTTTAGAAATAGGGTAAGGATTCTCAGTTATTTGTCTTTGAGGATTATCTTGTATCCT